TTGCTTGTAAATTTAATTTATCTTTAGCAACTTGTAATCTATCATCTGATTGTTGCTCTTGATTTTCAACTTTCATTCTTTCTAAATCAAGTTTTTCATCAAATTGAGATTCTTTAACGTCAAAATCCATTTGTGATTCCATAGCTTTTCTTTGCATATCCATAGCTTTTAAATCTAATTCTCTTTGTTTTAATTGTACTAGTGGATCTGGTTTTTGAGCACCTGCTTCTTCTTGTGCTAACATTGTTGTAATCTCAGCAACTTTTTTTGCAACCATACTATCAAATTGAACTTTAAATCCTTGAGGATCTTGTTGTTGCATCATCATCATATTTGGATCTTCCTGTATCATTGCACCTATTTCACCATGAGCTTTCATTGCAACGTGATCAGATATATGTCCTTGAAGTAATGCATACACCATTGGATTAATTTGAACCATTCTAGTCGCCATAAATGCTCTATGAGCAGCAATGTGTGAATCATGATCTTGTTCTGGGAAAGCTTTTAACATTTTCATCTGTAAAGCTTCTGCATTTTCGGTTGCAGGGTCTTTTGGAGTTGGTGTTTCTGGTGGTTTTAACAAAGTATCAATCTGTCTTGTCCCTAATGCTTCATAAACACGTCTATATGCTTCATGAAGGTTGTGCATTTGTGGATTTGACATTGCAATTTTTAAATTTTCGTTTGCTAACGTCACTCTTTGCGACATTGAGAATATATTTGGGTCTGCAACAGGTATTACATCCACTCGATCATCAAAATCTTGTATTTTAACGGCTCTATCAGCCCCGTAAACAGCATATGGATACACTGGCGGTAGGTAATCACTAAAAATTTTGCTTAAAAGTCTAAATTCTTGTCTCATTGCATAGTAACAACGCTTGTGAATAGCACTCATGACCCTTGAACCACGTTCTAAGAGTGCAATTGTTGTTCCAACAGCTCTATTTTGAGCATCTTCACCTAGTTGCATGTCTGCAATCGCTGCAAATCTTTGTCCTGCTTGTACGACAAAGCCTAAAAGTTGAAATAAAGTTTGACTTGGCTCTTTAAAAGGTAAAATTTGGAACTGATCTTTGATATTTCCGCCTGGTGCATCAACATCTCTAAACTCTCCAGGTTGAAAAGGTTGGTCATCATCTCTAATTCTGATTCCTCTAGATTTAAATCCTGCTGGTAAGTTCGCTAAAGTACCTGCATCTAACAATTGTCTTAATGCAGAAGTGGCTCCTCGTGATAAACCACCAATCATATGAATTAAACCAAAGCCATAAAAGCCTAAACCTGGTAAAAATTTGTAATGAACGAAGTATTCTTTTCGTTTCATCATTTCATCTTCAGGATTATAATTTCTGTAAATAGATAAAATTTGTTGTGAACCTTCATCAATCGTTACAATGTAAGGAACTTTAATATTTTTTTCTGAATTATCCATTTCATATTCATCTAGATCTAAATCTACATGCATTTCTAAAATGTTATATTGATAATCTCTTTGTCCAGATGCTTTCACACCTTCTAATTCATTTAATTTATCTTGTATTGGATTCTTTTCTGGCTGTTTTGGAATTAATTCTACGTCTCTATAAAAACCTGCTTTTTGTTTTTTAAGAACATCATTCTCACCCATCTTAACTAAGTGAGTAATTCTTTCACAGTCTTTTAAATCGGTAGCATAGTATGGAACAATTAAATCTTCTGCAGGAACAAATTTAGAAACTGCTCTTTGCATAATTTCATCGTAGTAAACTTTTTTAAAGGTTGATCCTGATAAAGGTAAGTAAAATAATAATTGATCAAACTCTGGAGTGTATTCTTCCATTTTCTCCATGATCATGTAGTTCATAAAATCTTGTACTCGTTGTGCTTGGTTCTCTGTTTCTGGAGTTCTTGCACCTACGACCTGTGTTCTTACGGGTCCTTCTGATGGTAATAATTCTTTATAAGCTTGTGCTTGGAATTGTGTAACTGCCTCTGCTAGTAATGGATGGGTCACGCCACTCGCACCTTGGAACGGTCTTGTTTGGTCTTGGTATTTGAAACCAAGTAACTCTAAACCATTGGTGTAAGTTTGTTCCCAATCTGCTCTTGAAACTTTATCTTTTTTATAATCTTGAATAAGTTGTGAAGACAAACGACCTAGCGTTCGTTCATCCATAGTTTCAGCCAGGTTGTCATAAAACGCATTAGGATCTTCTTGCTCTTCTTCAAAAACTTCTTCATCCTCTGGTGCTTCAACGACAACCTCAGCTTCTTCATTAATTTCTTCTTCTGGAAGATCTGTTTGTCTTTCAACTTCAGCCATTATGATAGTTTTGTAATTTTAGTTCTCGCTAATTTATTTCCTCTAGACTCTACCATCATACCGTTACTGGCTTTAAGCATTCCGCCTTTATTCATATCATACATACCTAAACCGAATTCTTCACTTGATTTAGGTCCTTTTTTGATTGTAAAAGCTTTTGTCTTAGGGTTAGTTGTAAAAACTTCATCACTTAAAAATTTTTTAGCTTTTCCAAAGAACCCTGCTGGTTTTGTTGCTTTGTCCCCACCTAATAAAGCTTTAGATGTGCCTTTGATTAGATTAGTGTCGTTAGCCATTTCAGATCCGAAATCTCCAGTATCGACTTGTTGAGAGGCTAAAAGTTTTTTAGCCGCGTTAGCTTTTGCCCCTAAGAATTTAGCACCTAAAGTAGCACCGATTCCCAAAGCTAAAGCTTTTTTCATTTTTTTGCTTGCCATGATAATTATCTCCTTATTGTTATAACAGGTTTATATTATCATGCAAATAGATTAACGACTAGTCCTCCCTCACGTCTGTACAATTTGAACGGAGTTCCTTTCATTTCTGGAGTAATCTTAATTCCGAAAGCATAATAGTAATTATCAGGGTCATTTTGATCTATAAATTTAATATCTTTTCCACCTGATCTTAAAGCTTCAGCTTCTTCTTTTGTTCTAAAAGCTGCAATGTGTCTTTCATTCTGTGCTCCTGTTAGACCTAATTTTTTAGCTACAGCCTCATCATCATAAATTTCTTCAACTACTTTGTAAGGTTTGTTTGGATCAGATTTAGATACCTTAATCATTTTAGCTTCTGAATTATATTGCTTAGCTAGTTTTTTAAATGTCTCAGGTACGGATGCCATCATTTTATAATTCGTGTCAAAGGTTACATCCTTTTCACCTGCATTCGCTCTTTTTTGACTTTTAGCTTTTACTCCTTTGATTCCTGCTCTACCATCTGCAGCACCATAAGCATTCCAATTTCCTAATTTACCATATTGATTTTTACTTTTGCTTAAATCAAGTGCAACATGAATTCTTTCGGTTGGATTTACAACTACCCATTCAATACCATCATCAGCAGCTTGCTTTAATAAATTCTTAACTGCATAGTCATTGTACTGCGCTCTTTCTAGCATAGGGAGATAGGGTGGTAATTCTCTAAACTGTTTATTGTTCATGTTGAAAGCATTGACCGTTGTCTTTTTTAATTCTTCAATTTGATTATCTAATTTCTTAGCTTCAAATATATCATCTTGAGTCATCTTTAAACCTTTATCGGTTAGAGCTTTCATTTCTTTTACTTTGTTTTTAATGATTGAAGAATAAAAAACATATTCTTGTTCTACGTTAAATGGATTTAATCTTTTTCCAACTTTACCTGCATCTTCAAGGGATCTTGAATAGTCGGATTGTATTTCATCAATTGCATAAACTTTTTTATTTGGATTGTCTTGTAAAGAACGCATGGCATATCTTGTATGAACAACTTGGTTTTTAACTCCAGAGTAATGTCCTCCAGTATAATTTAAACCAAAGGGAACTTCTTTTGGATAGTAAACCACATCTTCAAAATATTTTTCTCCACCTCTTTCTCTGTAACTGTATTGATCTCCATACTTAGGCATCGCCCCTTGTGTTTTATTTAGATCATAAGCTCTATTCATGTTACGATATGATTTTAAAAGATCAGCCGCTTCATCTCTAGTAATAAGTTCTAATCCTTTACGATCTTTAACCTTATCCGATAATTGTACTAAACCATTCATAGCATCTTTGATATTTGTAGGTGAACTAATATCAGGAATGCCTTCTGTAATTTGTGCTTGTTTTAAAGACTTGATCGCTTTAGTATCAATAATACTATTGTTTATTCT